AATCACCCATATAACTTTATAGATTAAATTAATTTTTGCGTCTATGTGTGCTAAGTGGTTATTTTGAATTGTATCAATTTTACTGTGTATTAATTTTAATTCACCTTGTATCTTCACTATTTCTATTTCGTTTTTTTTTGATTGATCTATTTCGTTCATTATTCTTCTTTAAGTAAAGTTGATAATGCTCTTAAATAAGCACCAATTTTTGCAGGGTCTTTAAAATTTTCAGATAAATCAATTAAAGCATCTATACCTTTATCAGATGTAAGAGCTTTTGATAATAACTCAGAATTTTTAGATAAAGTTTTTTTGTCAAAGAAATCTGTTATAATAGCTGTTAGCGGAAACTGACCTTTAGTTCCAAGTGCTTGAGATATTTTGTTCTTTTCTAATTCAGTAAAAAACTCTCCTCTTTGTGCAGTAGGTGAACCAACTCCAGGTTTTTTACTTGCAGCTTTAAATACTTGAAACATACTATCTACTGAGTTTTTAATATCTGATCTTGCAACTTTAGCACCTCTTTGCTTAGCTAATTGAAAAACCATTTCAGTAAAATTTTCTCTATGTCTTGGTGATTTAAAAAAATAATCAGATATAGCTTTTCCAAAGTTCGGATTAGCAGAACTATCGGCAATAGCTTTCATAAAACCATCTTCAAAGTAAGAAGATACTAAATCTTGCCAAGCTTTAGGATTACCAGTTGCTTTATAAGCGTTTGCAAGTTTTTCAATATCTCTTGGAGTTGTTGTATAATTATTTAACATTCTGTATATTTTACCAACTTTGTCTGCATCATTTTCCCAACCTGCAACTTTAATATCTTTAAATACTTTTGCTTTATTGTAAGGTTCTATATACGCTTTGGTAAATTTTTTATATTTGTCTTGTGCTTTTGCGTAGTCAGCGTTGGTAGATAATAAATCATCTATTTGTCTTTCTACACCGCTTAATACTCTTTGTTGATTTTCTAATTGAACTGTTTTGTTAGGATTTTTAGAAATGTTTATATTTATATCTCTAATTTCTCTGTAGATAGAGTGTAACTCTCCACCATTCGCACCACTATTTCTAATATCATTAGCAAATTTTTCTAAGTCATTTGAGAGTGATGGATTTTTAGTTTTAAGTCTTTCAATCTCCGCAACAATATTATCTACTTTTGCTTGATCAAAATATGTTTCTTTAAATTTTAAACCACCAGATCTTTCCCATAACTTTGTTCTTTGATCTTTAAGTAAGGCTGCAACCTTTTTTTGTTTTTGCAACATGGTAGTTCTATCAAGACCTTTAGTTGTAAAACCAAGTTCATTAGCCATGTTTTTAGCAAATATCTTAACTTGTTCTGGTCTTGTTTGATAAAAGTCATCAAATATTTTAGCACCTTTTTCTGTAGTAGATAAAGATGCTTCTGTTGCAAATATTTTAGGAACATCTGTTGCTTCACCAGTGGTTAAGTTAATTCCTCTTTCTTTTGCATATTTTTGTATTCTTGCTGCTTTTTGTTGGAGGTTTTCATTAGGTAATAAGTTTTTAGCAATAGCTCCTGGATTACCTCTTGACAGTGCAAATATATCTAAAGCAATATTAGTCCCAACTCCTGCTCCAACAGATAATAAATCATTACCAGTTAAATCTCTTGTGCCTTCTTCAACACCACCACCAATTAAACCTGTACCAGTTAGTAATGCTTTTGCTTTAGCACCTTTACCTAATAATCCTCCTGGTGCAGCATATTCAGCCATCGTTTCAGCATATCTACCAGCAGTAGTTTGAGGTTGATACCTTAATACATTTTCTCTTATAGCCTTGCCTGGCTCTATCCTCATTGTGGTTTGTTGTCTTAATTGTTTAGCTTTTTGTCTTTCTTCATCCGTTCTTAATCTCATTTCTCTAAGATTAAATCTTCCAAGAGTTTGATCGTATGCAAAATCTCCAGCATCTGATATAGCTTGAGGTAAGTCCATTAAATAAGTAATACCTTTACCTACTCCTTGAATAGCACTTACCGCAACATCACCTACAGTTTCTAAACCACTTTTTTCTTCTGTAGGTTGCTCTTTTTCTTTTACACTACCAAATTTATATTTAGTGTCTTTTTGTTCTTCTTCTATATTTAATGCTTTTTGAAAATTATAATTAGCCATATTATTTATATTTTTCTATTAATTTTTCGTAATTGCCTTTTCCAAAAGTGCTTTCTAATTTTAATAAAATAGTATCTTCATTATAACCAACACTAACTAATTCTTTTAAAAAATCATCAACTTGTTTTTGCGTTGGTTTAATTTGATTTTTTTCTAAATATTCTTTGTATTTACCAGTTGGTCTTCCTTGAGCATCTCTAGTTTCTTTTAAACCAATTTGTAAAGCTTTTTGGTTTCTTTCAATAATATCTTGATTAAGTTGTCTTTGTAGTTTTACTTTAGCTCTGTAAACAGCAGGAGCATCAGTTACGTTTGGAATAGATTGTTGTAAGAAAGCAATCTCTTTTTCACCTGCAGCAACACCAGTAATTTCTTTTCTGTATTGGTTAAAATATTGTTGATTGGCTTGTTCCCACTCAGCTTTTCTAATTAAAAAATTTGTAATATCTTTATCAGATGTGATACCAATTTTTGATAAACTTTCTGCAACTGCCGCTTTTGTTTTACCTGGAATAGTTAAAAACTCAGGTTCAAATTGCTTTTCCATAATGTTTAAAGTTTTTTGTAACCCTTGAGCTCCCAATATAGCTTTTTGAGCTGTTGTTACACCAGACTTAGCTAAACCTATTCCTTCCATAGAAGTTGCTTGAATAGTAGGTTTTCCAACTTCATAAGCACCAGACGCTTTTGCAGTTTTAAATTTATTTAGATCAGTTGGATTGTTTAAATTATATGTAGATATTTTTCCTGTTTGTGGGTCTGCCATATTAACTAGATTTGGTTTAGCACCTAGACCTCTGCTTTTAATATAAAGTTCAGGATATGCTTTGAAAAGTTCTCTATCAGCTTCAGGAACTTCACTAGCATACTTATCAATAAATTCTCTTTGTCTTTGTTTATCTTTAATGACTTGCTGTTGCATCCTTACTTGATTTGTTTTTTGTAATGCAGTAGCAGGATCAATTCCTCTCATACCCATAGATAATAAACCAATACCTTGAGTAATAGCCGGTGAACCTAAAAGACCCTGTAATACTCCACCACCATACTCACCGCCTTTACCAATAATTCCTCTAGTTGGTTGACCTGTGCCTTGACCAGGCATACCATAAATATATTTTTTTATTACATCATCATATAAAGCCATTATATTAATCCTCTCTCTTGAAAATAGTTTTCATAAATACCAAGTCTTCCTTCCATTCCTATAAGTCCTGGAGGTCTAATAATATTACTTAAGTTTGCTTTAGCCATATCGTAACGACTCATAATATTACTTGTTTGCATTGTATCGTCTTGTGGAAAAAATGCTAATGAAGGTGTTTTTTCATATTCACCTGAAGCTATCATTCCTTGTAAATTTTCTAACCCTTCTAATGTAAGATTTGCAACATTAGCAAATTGCTGTTGTGTTGGCTCATCTTGTTCTAATGCAGACCTTGCTAAACTTGTTAATGCTTGTGTTGCAAAAGGTTCTATTATTTTTTGACCTGGATAAGCAGCAACATCTGGCATCCCACCACCATAAACTTTAGGGTCAGCAAATCCAAAAGTTCCTGCACTTGGGTCATAAAAAGCAACAGGGTTAAAACCTAGTTTCTCATCTCCTGATGTTGCAGCAAATGCAGCGGCATAAGGATTACCACCAGTCATAACATAAGTAGTTACAGCATCTTCAATATCTAAATCAGATACAACTTTACCAGCTTCATCAATAAAATCTCCACCAGTTTCTACTACATTACCTAAAATATCTACTCCACCCTCAACAATATTTCCACCAGCACCAATAACGTCAGATACTACGTCTGTTATTGAACTTATTGCACTACTCATACTACCACCGCTATAATTAATAATATTATATAATATTTTAAAGGTTTGTTTTTAAATTTAGTTTCTAAATCAAAATATATTTTTTGTAATTTACCCATTATAATATGTAATCCAATAATCCTCTTTCACCTAAAAGCATTTGACCAATACCAAGTCCTGCTGTTAAGTAATCAGGATTTACATCTGTAGTTGTTGTTTTAGTTGGGAAACCGAATGCAATTGGTGATACCAATCCAGAGTATTGTTGTAACGTTTGGAATGGTGCTAACTGCTCAGCTCTTTGTAATTGTTCTAACTGTGAACCTACTTGAGTTAACGTAGGTGTTCTTCTAGCTGCTGATTCTTGAAAAGCTCTTTCTTGTCCATATGTTTGAAAAGCGTAAGGTAAAGCTTTTCCTGCAACAATGTCTGCTACTTGTTGTTGTGATACTGGAGAGCCTGGAGTTCTTCCTGCACCACTAAATTGTTGAGCAACTGTTGAATAAGCTTCTTCACCAAATTGTTGTAACATTGGTGAAAGAAATGGATTTAGATAAGCACCAGATAATGTAGCTGCTTGTTGTTGTTGAGCAAGATTAGCCATTTCTTCAGCCTGTGCAATGCCAGTTAAAGTTTGTTGTGTTGGAGCAACGTAACCAGAAGTTGGAACTCCTTGATTGTAAATATTTGTTGCTTCAGTTAAAATTTGTCCTAAGGCTGGTACTGCTGGTGCATAAGCACCTGATACTGTTTGTTGAGTTGTATCTCCTGCACTTGATAAAAATGACATTTAGTCTTTCTCCTTTAGTTCTTTTTCTAAGATGACATGAGTCTTCTTATAGTTGTATTTATCAAGAATCTTTTGCCAACCAGGTCTTGCAATTAATTCCATTAAATCACATTCTTGTTTCTTAGCAAAATCTTCAAGTTTTTCAATTAAATGTTGCCATTGCTGTCTATTTTTTCCAGTAACAATAGGCAAATGGAATACTTTTTTAAGACTTCTCTGTATAATCTCTGAAACGACCACACCATTCATTTTCTCTTGAACAGTTGATTTGCTTTCATCCCAAAGAAACCACAGTTGAAGTTTTCCTTTTTTAATTAAATCTTTAAAATGTTCTGAATGATGATGACTATTTGAATAGATTAGAGCATCATCTATATATGGCTTGGCAAGTACCCAAGTTCTATCAATATCCTTTGGAGGGATATAAATGATGTCCATATTAAAAATCTATTTCTAACGTAGATATAAAACCTTTTATAGCATTAGCAGTATTTGCTGTTGCTTTTAATATATCACCAGCTTCTAAAACTAATGTATGAGTAATCATATTTTGATAAGTTTTAGATGTAATAATACTATGTGAGATTTCATATTCTGTAGTCGCAGAATCATCATAAACAAATACTTCTAATTCTGGATTAGAACCAGCATGGTTTGTAGCTTGTATTGTTCTAATTAAAGAAGTCGTATTTGCTGGACAAGTATATATTGTTGTTTTGTTTGTAGTTGTTAAATCAAAAAATGCGTTTTTATAGGTATTAGCCATCTTTATTTACAGTTTCTTTGATGTCCGAATACCAATCTTTGTAGAACTTCGCAACATCACCATAGAATTTAGTAACTTGCTCTTTCCACTCAGAGTATGTTGGCATTTTAAATGGATTAAAATTAAACATGATTTTCTCCTTGTTAGCGTTTGCTAACTATATAGTCAATTATTTTTGCGTTGCAATATTATTCTGGTTTATCTGGATAGTCCACACCATTAACATCATCTACAGTTGTAAGACCATCTGTTATATTTCTTAGTTCTGTTCTAAATGTTCTCCATGCTGTTTTTTGATCAGCAGTAAGAGTTGTGTCAGATACTTGAGTCCATTCAGAATCTTTAAGGTCTTGATTTCTTTTAGCTCTTAAATCAGCTATAGCTCTATCAAAAGCACCATCATTCCATGTTTGTTCTTGTGCAGCTATTGCAGCAATTTCTTCTGCTGTCAGTTCTACTTGTTGTCCATTTACTATTTTATGTGGCATAATTTCTCCATGTTATATTAGTTTAATCCAAACATCAATATCTTACCATCATCTATGTTTCCGCTATCAAACTGGAATTTTATATTCGTTAAAGCTGATGTTGTGTTGGCATACCCAGCTACATAAGTATCAACAGAATAAGGTGGATCATGGTATGTTGTTGCATTAATTCTGTTTATATAGTGTTTTACATAAGTTGTTGATGATGGATTAAAAACTTGTAACATTCCTGAAAAAGCACTGTCATTTTGATTACCAGCATCTCCACCTAAACAAATTTGATCTGCTGTACTTTGTGCTAAATCATTAGCTGTAGAATAACTAAAAATAGTAGTAGCTCCATTTTCTCTATGAAATGCATTAAATGCTGTTGAGGTTTTTGTTACATTGTAATTACTTCCATTGTCTGTACTAAAATTAAAAAGAAAATTTGATTGGTCTGTTTGTGGATGTATACTCACAAAGAAAAACTTGTATTCCTTATATGAACCTAAATCAAACTCTATACTAGCTGATGAAGAAGCTGTGGCACTAGAGATAAATACCATATCACCTAATGATGCACTA